GGCCAAGAGCGCACAGGCCAAGAGCTCTGCCAGCTTGCAGACGGACGAACAATCGTTGTCTTGTTTGACGGCTATACCCTGCCAGCCAATCAGCATCCAGACATCGCCCAAAGCATTGAGCACCTGAGCCCGCTGCCCGACGATCTGAAAAACGCGATCCGTGAAGCCAGCCCCCATGTTCGCCTGATCAACCAGCGCATGCAAGACATGGTTCGCGCCAAATACAGCGCCGAAGACGAGATGAAGTTCTCTCGCCTCGGCGTTGGCCAGTCGCTGGGCATGTACACCATGACCGATGCCGAAAAGCGCGACATGGCTGCATTCGGCATCTATTTGGAAGAGTGCCGCCAGTGGGCCAAAAACGAGCGCAGCAAGCTGGGCGTTTGAGGGCTTTTGGCTTTGGCTGCGCCCGCTCCGGGATGGCCCGGGCAGGCGTGGTCGCCGCAGTCACTTCGCCCAAAGCAGTTGGGGCCTATGCCGCAGCCCTTGGAGATTGCGTCATTGGCTTTTGCGCGGGCCTTATTTGGCTTCTCATTTTTGCCGGCGGGGCACCCCGGCCCGCGCACGCACCGCCCGGCAGGATCGCAGCAAGACCAATCAAGCATTGTGCACCTCCGTGCTCAAGCCAATGGGCTTGACGCCCATTTGTCGGCGCATGATCGACACGCTGGCGGTTAGTGCCTCGGTGGCCTGCAAAGGCGTGATGTTGGCATAAAGCTGGGCCAGCAAGTCCAGCGCCTCGGGCACGTTTTGCAGAGCTTGGGCGTCAGCCCCAAACCTGCCAAGACGGTTATACCGGGCTTGCATTTCTTGCATGCTGCCAATGGCGCGGTCGAACACGTCCACCACCAGCTCGTCAATGTCTTTGGCCAGCACCAAGCCAACATTGATCATGCCGCCCAAAACATCAAAATCTTCTTCTGTTCCCCTGCCGCCGACAAGTGAATGCCAGCTGGTTCGGGCCATCAATTCAAGGCGCATGGCGTCTTCTGGCGTGTAGGACTGCGCCAAGCGCACGCGATTGAGCGATGCGGATGAATGCGCCAACACGGCATTTCTGTCCCACTGCTCCCGCTTGAACTTGCTGGCCCGGCGTTGCTGTCGGTTCATGGCTTGGCTCCTTCAAAAACACGGCCATCGCGGTGGCGGCGTTGACCCATAAACATGCTGGGCAGGTTGTAGGCATCCATAGCACCAGGTCGCGTGACAGTGCACCCCAATTCTTTGCCTTGGTAGCCATTTTGACCATGCACAATTGTGCGCGGTGGCGTGATTTTTGGCGTAGACGCTTTGGCCTCTTGCGCCTCTGCAACTAACTCGGCAGCTGTTGCGGTTGTGGCTAGCCATGCTGCAAGAAAATGTCGAGCGCCCTGTCCATTTTGCGGGGCCTCGTAAGCCAATTCAAGAGTCAAAAGCTCAGTCATGGCGTTATTGGCCGCTGCAGGATGAAGCCCTGAGAGCGTGCAAAGGTCGCGCACAGTACAAGCCTTAACCGATCCACGCAGCGCGTGCAGGAGCTTTACCGTGTTGGGTTGGTGCATCAGATCAATGTCTTGAGTGCTTGGCATGGCGAGCTTTCAGGTTTTGAAGAAGATTGAACACCCGGCGCACGGCATACCCTCGCGCCAAGCTGATAAAAGTAAACACGATGGTGATGCCCACGTTTTGCGCCATGGTAAAGGAATGGCCAAACAGCGGGTAAACCACAGGCGCAGCGGCCAGCGAGATGCCAAAGCCTGCTGCGGTGCTGAAAACGGCCTCGAAGGCCGACATTTTGCGGGATTGGGTCACAGCTTCCCGCCTTCGGCGTCATCCGGTGGCAAATGCTTGATGGCAACCTGGGGCCTGCCAGACCCATTCCATTCATCCATTTGCAGAGTTGCAAAGGTGAAAACACTACATTCAAGATCCGAAAGGCTGCTTGTGTTCAAGATTGTGATGTCGATTTTTTCAGGAGATATGCCATTTTCGCTTGAGTGCGCAGCCACTGGCTGCAGGCCAACTCGATCAATTTGCCAAATTACGCCGCCATGGTCGATGACCCATTGCGCCTCGTTGTCAAAGCGAACATCGCTGATCACAAAAACCGCGTCTGGGCCTTTGATGTTCATGACTTCGGCCATGCTGGCGGCGGCGACTTTGACCCAAAAGTCTGCGTCAATGCTGCGGCCCCATTCGGTGCCCAGGCGCTGGGCCAGCACGCGGTAGCTTTGCCCGAGGCCGGGAATCGGCAGTTCTTTGAGTTCTCGCTGCGTCATCCATTCATTGCCCACGCCGCAAAGATCAAGCAGCGGCGTAAGCATGGCGCGCATGGGATCGGCAAACGCCAAGCCGGTGCAGTGGTGGTTTTGTTCGAGCATTTGGCGCACAGTGTCTTTGCCTGATCCGGCTGGGCCGGTGAGTCCGATGATTTTCATTTGCGCACGCCCCAATTGTTGACGCCATCTGTGCCAGGCATGAATAAGGCCGCGATGCCCGCCAGCGGCACAAGCTGCCACCATCCACTGGCGTTGAAGTCATTGAAGCGGTTTTTGGTAAGCAATGTGAGGCCGATAAAATACACCAGCATAAGGGCCCCAAACGCCAGGTTAGCCAAAGACTGCGAGGCCAGTCCAAAAGAGCCAACAATCATGGCAGATGGGATCATGCACATGGGGCCAATGATCAGCGCACCAATGGCGTATTCGGCGCGATTTGCGCGCCTGTTTAGTGTGGTCATGCTGGCCAGTGCGCCAGAAAACGGGTTTGACATTTTGGGGTCTCTAAGGGGTTAGGCTTGCGCCTGCGGTTTAAGTTCCAGCTTTTGCTGGGCTGCGGACTCGGCTGCGGCCTTGAGGTGCGCACGGGCCAAGGCCCATGTTTTGCGAACGTCGGTGGCTGCGGCCGATGTGTATTTTTTGCCTTCAAGCAGGCTTCGGCTGGGCTGGGTGATTTTGGCGGGCATGTTATGGCCTCCAGACTTTGACATCCAGGCCGACAATGATCAGGCCCAAGATGGCCAGCACCCACACGGTGGCTGGGTGGTTGGCGATGCGGATCAAGGTTTTCATGGTGAGCTCCTTTGTTGAGGTGCGCCATTGTAAACACATAATCCAGCCCGTTTACAACATAGGACAAACCCCTAGAAAAAAATTCATCGAATCGTGTTTACGTTTTGGCGTAAAATCCCCGGCATGATCAAACTTCCAAACGATTACGGGCGCAAGCCCGACGAGGCGGCGGCCATCCTGGACGCTATGGGCGGCAACACGGCGGCTGGCCGCGTGCTAGGGGTAACGCCCCAGGCCTTGAGCTATTGGCGGCGCAAGGGCATACCACCGCTGTGGATCAAGGCGCTGCGCGGCATGAAGGACTACAAGGCCCTGTTCCCGACAGACAAGGCCCCCAAAGCCAAGCCCAAGCCCTCACACCGCTGCCCCACCTGTGGGCATGTTGGACCGATGGAACCTGTTTAACCGTGGAGTGCGCCGACAATGCGAAACGATACCCAAATAAGTTCAAGCGAGTCATTCAAACAACTTTCACCCAAAAAGCTCGCTGCCAAAATGGCTGAGATTTTGGATGTGGTGTCCATGTGTCACCGCGCTGGCCTGCCCGATCTGAGCCTGTCTGAGATTCAGCAGGCCTATGAGCCCGTGTCTACGACCTGGTGCGCGCCGAGCGGCTGGTGCGCGTGGCTGAGACCAGGGCCTGCCGTGTGACTGGCCGCAATGTGCTGCCGGTGTATGTGAAGCCTTTGCAGTCAACGATACCGGGCATTTGAGGCGAAGGCCAAAAAGGCTGTACAATTTAATCATCCCTTGGCGGGGAGTTTTCGGCAGCCCTTTGGGGTGTCTCTGCCTGCGCCGTCAGGTCCGCCAACACGCGAAAGCGTGAGAGACACGCCAAAGGGCTTTTTTTTGGACAAAAGCATGAGCAAGTTTTCACAATATGAGGCTGAAAAACGCGCATGGCTGCATCTTCACCCGGATGCAAGCCCCGATCAAATTCAAGATGCCTTCAGGGCGATTGCGCGTAAGTTGGGGGTTTGACATGGCGCGCATACGAACAATTAAACCTGAGTTTTGGACTGATGAGCGACTCACTGAGTGCTCAATGAGTGCTCGATTGATGTTCATCGGGATGTGGAATTTTGCTGACGACAATGGAAACATGGGGTATTCGGCAAAGCGCATCAAGATGCAAGTGTTCCCTGCGGACAACATCGAAACCCAGCCACTGATTGAAGAGTTGTTGACTCACGGAATGCTCACTGAATACTCAGTGAATGGCGAAAAGTTCTTAAATATCAAGGGCTTCGGCAAACACCAGGTCATCAATCGGCCGAGCTCAACAGCGATTCCAAAGCCTGAATTCAATGATGACTCAGTGAGGACTCACGGAGTTCTCACTGACGGAAGGGAAGGGAAGGGAAGGGAAGGGATAGGAGATATATCGTCAGGATCGAGCCCGATCCCGACCATGTTGACAGAATCGGGCGAAACCAAAACCAAAGCTGTGAACAAAACAACTCCAGACTGCCCTCATGCCGACATCCTTGCCCTTTGGGCTGAAAAGCTGCCTGTGGCCATTCAGCCTGCCGACTGGAACGAAAAACGCCAGCACGCCCTGCGCAGCCGTTGGCGTGAAAAACCCAATCGACAAAAGCTCGAGTGGTGGGCGCGGTTTTTCGAGTACATTGGCGAGTCAGATTTTTTGATGGGTCGAACCAACACACCAGGCCGAAAAGCCTTTGCGCTGTCGCTTGACTGGCTGTGCAAGTCTGACAACTTCCTCAAGGTCATTGAGGGTCGATTCCATGAGCAAGAAGGGGTGTCAGCATGATTGCCGCAACGATGAACAACTTGGCCAGCCATGAGGCTGAAGCGGGTGTTTTGGGGGCTTTGCTGCTGGACAATCACTCGCTTGACCGTGTTGTTGACCGCCTCAAGCCTGAGCATTTTTTCAATGCCCTGAACCGCGAGGTTTACGCTGAAATCTGCGGGCAAATCGCTGCAGGCAAGCAAGCTGACGTCATCACGGTTTTTCAGGCCATGTCGAAGCGAATTGACCTGCAAGCCCTGAACGAATTGGCGCAGTTTGTCCCCAGCGCGGCCAACTTGAACCGATACGCCGACACCGTGATCGAGCGCGCCAAATCGCGGGGCTTGCTGCTGGTGGCTGGCGAAATCAACGACCTAGCCCAAGATCACGCCCGAAGCATTGAGGACCGTGTTGACGCGGCCCAGGGCCAGCTGTCAAAGCTGATTGACGAAGCGCCACGGGATGATTGGGTGAGTGCCTATGAGGGGGCCATTGAGCACATCAGCGTGCTGGAGGACCGGGCCGAAGGTAAAAGCGTTGCATGGTCAACAGGCCTGCACGACCTTGACGAAATCATGGAAGGCGGGATGCGCCCAGGTGAGCTCATTGTTATCGGTGCGCGGCCAAGCATGGGTAAGACTGCGCTGGCCATGTCCATCGGGTTGACCATGGCTGCAAGCTACACCGTGGGCATGTTCAGCATGGAGATGCCGCACAGTGAGCTGAGAGACCGTCAAGCGGCCATTCTTGGCAAGCAAAGCCTGTCTGGCATCAAGCGGCCCCAAAGAGGCGCAAGCTGGGAGCCGATCGTGGAAGGAATTGAAAAATCCAAAACACTGAACTGGTATGCCAGCGATCAGGGCGGCCTGAACATCAATCAGGTCCGAAGCAAGGCGCGCAACCTCAAACGCCTGCACGGGCTGAACGTGTTGATCATCGACTACATCGGCCTCATGTCGGGGCTGGATGGCAAGCAGCAGCGCGCCTATCAACTGGAGGAGATCAGCCGAGGCCTGAAGAACCTGGCCAAAGAGTTGGGCATTGCAGTGCTGTGCTTGGCTCAGGTCAACCGCAAAGTTGAGGATCGGGCTGAACATGCGCCAGTGCTGTCCGACCTGCGCGACTCCGGGGCCATTGAGCAAGATGCTGACGTGGTGATGTTTGTTCACCGCCCAATTCAGCAAAAGCCCGAGCTTGGGGATGACTGGAAAGAGTACGCCAAGGTCACGGTGGCCAAGAACCGTCAAGGCCGCTGTGGTGTTGTCAACTTGAGGTACATCGGCATGCAGACCCGATTCGATGATTGGGATCGTGAAGTGCCAGGAAAGTCCAGCTACACGTCAAGCGCAAAGCCTGCGCATCGTGGCTACAAAGATCAATGAGCGCACCCGAATGGATAGCAAAGACACACGGCCTTATTGCGACTCTTGCGAAGCGCACCGCATGGCCGCCGAGGCAGGCAAGCCATGCGGGCGCTATCAGTTGACGTGCCTGGCCTGCTGTGTGCGGCTGGTGGCCAGTGCGCGGCCAAGCAGGCGACAGGCGGCTGGCATGTTGGCCGCCATCGCCAGGCAGACGGGCGCGCCCAAGCGTGCTGATGTGCTCGATGCGCTGGGCCAAGGG